CATGGGGGGGCGCCTATACTTTTAGGAGGTTTTGTGAGAGAACGTATTAGAGTTTTACCTACCGATCCGGGTCGTACTGACCCTGATTTCCGACATTTCGAACAATCTCAGAAATTCTGGATGTTCTCAGATGTAACACCTGAGGAAATTGTCGGACCACTGTTACAAGGACAGTTTAATGCTCCTCGTAGTTGGGCGTATTATACACCCACAGTGACTTACGGTAGGGAACGCATTTTGGACGTCACCGCTAGACATTATATCAAAACGGATAAACCCGTTACGCACACGAAATATCAGTGCGTCTCTCTACCGTTTGCACGGTCTGAGATTGATCTAACTTACTGGCGGGCTCCATACTGGAAGCAAGGTTTCTCTGGTGTTTGGCATGCGCGTTTTGCGCCTGCAACCAGTCTTGCTTTTGCAGAAATAGAAGCGTTAGACTATTTCGCAGATATGGAGAAATTATTGACGAACAACACCCGGGCCGAGGCCTACTGGACTATGCGACCTTACATGGAAGCTAAATCTAGTATGGTGAATTTCCTGTTTGAACTCAAGGATTTCCGTGACATTGCCAAATATTTCTTTAAAGGCAGTGTTATTAAAGATTTACGGAAACTTGAAAGGAAACTTTCATCGGCTGATGCGGACAAATGGAAGAAGACGAAAGTTGGTGATGTACTAGATGGTGCACTCGATGGAGCTGCAACATCTCGCTTGGTTTATAGCTTTGCTCTTAAACCCACACTATCCGATATAAAGGATATTATGGAGAGCCTCGCTACGACCGTTGAAGCGGCCCAGAAATTAATGGCAGAAAATGCCGCTGGGACAGAACGTCACTTCAGTAAGCTTCTTCACACCAGTGGTACCTTCGGATCGCCTACTACATTGGCGAATCTTAAGTTCTTAGAAGGTACTCTTATGAGTACAAAGTATACTGCGACCATGAATTTTGGCTATAAGTTTAATGCCTTAGGTCGAGTCAAAGCTTTTGCTCAGTACTGGGGGTTACAATGGGATTCCGAGAAAATCTGGAACGCCCTCCCTTTGTCATTCTTGTTGGACTATGTATTCTCTATAGCCAACGCGTTACACGTGATGCGTATGGATCCTCAAGTAACGGATCTTACGACTCATTCTTACGTCGAAAGCATCAAGGGTAGCATGTCTGCAGGCAAACATGTCTATTCAGATGTTGTTATGAACGGTAATTGGTTTAATGGTGGCTTTATCGTTGATGGTTCTTACTACTATCGGCGAACGAATGCTGCTTCACCAATTTTCGTAAACGGCACTCGCGCTCAATATTACAGACGCTGGTGTTCGACGCCTTATTGTGGCCCAAATCTACCGGTATTTCACGGTATGACAAGTGGCCATATGTTAAATACGGCGGCACTCCTGAAAGTACTTCTTTAAAATCCGCAATATCGCGGCGTCCAGGCGTATCCTGATACTAACATATATGGAGATACCATGAGTCTCTTTACGACAACTCAAGTAATCAACGATGGTACTGACGATTTTACTTACGATCATCTTGGACAAATCCCTAGTCGGGATAAATCGGTTGTATCGCGCTATACTCGAACTGGATCCGAGAACTTGGATTCCTTTATCGAAGCGAAATATGCGTATACCACCTCACCTAAGCAGAAATCCGTTATAAAAACTAACGAGATCTATGTTGATGGGGACGGTAATCGCTATCCGATCACCTTTAACACATCGGTGGCCCATGATAAGATTGTACCTCTGGATGTTGTTGAAACGCTGTTTAACCGCCACGAGGCCGCTTTGGCCATATCGGGTGTTCGTACAGCTTTTCTGGCGAAAAGGCCTTAAGTTCTGCCTTGCCGTCCATTCCAGATTTCAAGTCTTTACCAGCCGCTTTACTTGGGACGAATTTCATGGTTGGAAGTTCAGGGCATATCGCCTAGAACGTAACAGCCATAAGGATCAATTAAATGACCCAACCAAGCAAAGTAAAAATGAAAGGCCCAAAAGTAAAAGGGCCTAGTGGGGGGGGTGACCTCTCTCACAAGGTACAGGTATGTAAACAGAATAAAGCCAAACAGCATAAGGCTGATGTTATAACCTTTGCTATTGACATTCTGCAGTCAATTTTATCTGACGCATACCAGCAACTGCCACAGTATAGGACTACCAACTTTCGTATGGACACCGAAACAATTACGTGTCGATGCAGGAACGAGGGTTTAAGTTTTATCTGTAAGTTATTACCTACATTGTTTGAAACAACCATGCGACGTCTAGAATACGCTGATAAAACTCCTTACGTGGGCTTTAAATGCCACGACGGAATTCCTGTTTTCTTAGGACAGTGGTTTCATGAGATCTATAACGATCCTGACGGCGCAACAATGTATGTTAACTTCCTCTACCAGCTCTGTTATTCTTTCAAAAAGCTGAAGGGGCCGTACCGAAAAAGTGTTCTAGCTCGGCAGTGGGCTAGCCTTCTAAAGACTGAACAAGAGCTCAAAAATATTAATTACGATGAGCTTAGTGATGTCCTCCTTGTATCACGGAAGCTTGCGCAAAGCTTCGCGCATGATTTCAAATTGGAAGAGTGTATTCCCCGGCCAGGTCCTGGCGCGACTAATACACCCAGAAGGAAGTACGAAAGGTATGAGCCCCACGTACTTTACACACAAATTCACGAAGTGTGCGACTATAGAGACTGGTTTTATATGTCTCAATGGGACCCTAATCGTGATGCTCCATCCTTCCTCCGTTTAATGCGGGAGGCTGTGGATGAACCAGTCGCGCGGTACAAATCAGTTCCCAAAACATGGGAAAAGCCGCGCGGCATTTGTATAGAGGAATTCGAGCAACAATGGTGTCAGCAGGGTGTACGCCGTGGTCTGAACAAGACTATCGGTCGCCATCCGTTATACTCACGCCGTATTGTTTTCAACGATCAATCTATCAACGCATGGCTCGCTGTGCTGGGGTCCCAAAATGGGGATTTTGGCACGCTTGACATGTCTGAAGGATCAAATCGTGTTGCTCGAGAACTAGTGCGCCACCATTTTGATGGCACCGAATTGTGGGAATATTTGAACGCTTTGTCTACAAGGTGGATAAAACCACCCCAAGAGGCGAAGTCTAAAAAATTACATCATACAGAAATGTATGCCCCTATGGGTTCAGCGCTATGTTTTCCCGTGATGTCACTAATACATATGTTCTTGTGTCGTGCCATCATCCAAGTTAAATCTGGTGTACAATACCCCCACTTGGCATCTACAAATGTCTGGGTGTATGGTGACGATATAATCGCACCTTCTAATACATTTCCAGCTTTGTACGAATGGCTCCCAAAATTTGGGATGAAGCTCAATGTGACAAAGAGCTTTTACCGTTCGAAGTTTCGCGAGTCATGTGGAACGCATGCATATAATGGCATGAATATTACGCCAATCTTTGTTCGAGATTACCCTTCAAACTCTAAGGGCGCCTCTATAAAGTCCGCTATTGAAACTGAACATCAGTTCTATTCCAAGGGCTTATATATGACGGCTACCACACTTCGTCGATGGACG